CCAAGAAGACAACCTTCGCCGCCAAGAAGACAACCTTCGCCACCAATGCATTTAACTCCTTCTCCAGTTCCTCTTCCCTCATTACCAAGCGTTAAAAGTTTGGAAAATTTGAACGAAGAGGAAGAAGATGTAGTTATTAAAGATGTGGAAGAAATCGGAGGAGAAGTGGTTATTAATGATGAAGAAGAAAAAGAAGAGGAAGAGAATGACAAAGAAACAGACGAAGATATAAACGATAATGTAGAAGATGTAGAATCAGAAAGTAAAATAGAAGATGTCGTAGAAGATGAAGATATAGAATCAGAAAGTAAAATAGAAGATGTCGTAGAAGATGAAGATATAGAATCAGAAAGTAAAATAGAAGATGTCGTAGAAGATGAAGATATAGAATCAGAAAGTAAAATAGAAGATGTCGTAGAAGATGAAGATATAGAATCAGAAAGTAAAATAGAAGATGTCATAGAAGATGAAGACAATGAGAAAGCTACTGTGGAAGAAATAGAATACAATACTGATTTCCCACCTGAAGAAAAAGGAAAAGATCCTGAAGATAAACCTGAAAGAGTACCCAAGGTTCATAAGAAACGGAAGAAGAAACGTCAGTCTAGAGTTAAAAAGTATAAATCTACAATTCCACCTTTTCTGGGTCCAGTTTTGAACGTTCCTGAAATACCGGATTATGCATCTATGCCTGAAGAAGAACGTAAGCAATGGAGAGAAGAATTTAGGATTAAGTTTGGATTGTTGAGAAAAGGTTTTAGAGATTATTCTATTCCAGATTTGGATCCTGAAGAACCACTAGAAATGATTCATCTGCGATATGAGCGATATATTCGGCATATACATATTTCTGGTGCGGCTGATAGTTATAGAAATTATCTTTTGCTGTACTTTTTGATATTGGAATTCATAGCTACCAAACTTCTAGGTCTTCCAGCTAACGGCTTTACTATGGCACAATTAAATTCTATGTCTCGCTATGAAGACTTACTTATTAAGCTTGGAGAGAAATGGTACGTTCCAGGAGGTTCAGAATGGCCTGTGGAATATAGAATTGTATTTCTATCCCTGTTTAACATGGTACTCTTCATTGCTATGAAATGGTTAGCAAAATATGTCGGTGGCGAAAATGTATCACAGGCACTTATAGATACAATTGTTGGAGGCGTTGTCAATAACAATGGTAATAACATGAGCCCAGATACTGATCCTTCAGCGGCACTAGGATCAGGATTTGATCTAGGATCTTTAATTGGTGGTATTACTAGCATGCTTGGTAATAACAGCAATATGTCATCTACACCTAGCGCCTCTCAAAGTGAAAAAGATAAGGGGGGAAGAAGAAGACGGGGACCAATGTACAGAGAATGATAACAATATAATTATACATCTATCTATAATATAGATGTATAGTATTTTCTAAAGAATTCATCGAAGACCTTAAAGCGGTTCCACCAAATGCCCCTTTACGTAGATTGTATTTTGAGCTTTTAATTTGTTATAATATTTTATAAATAAAGATATTTCTCAACATCAATTTCATCTAAAAAATTTATTAAATCTGATTTATTAAATCGGGAATAGCCAGTTAAACTAAGTTTCCGGGCTAAATAATTAAGTTTTATTCGACCAACCGTTTCCAACATCTCTCTTTTCTTTCTTTCTAAAATTTCTATAGCAATAGGATCTTTACATAAATCCCGCATTCCAGAATAACTACCACAAATTCTCTTTAAATCATCGAAATCTAATCTTTCCAACATCTCTCTTTTCTTTCTTTCTAAAATTTCTATAGCAATAGGATCTTTACATAAATTCTGTATTCCCGTATAACTACCACAAAGTCTCGTTAAATCTTCATAATTTAACTTATCCATCATCTCAAATATAGCATAAGGGGATAAATCCACTGTACCTTCCATTTTATATATATATATATATATAAAATTCAAAAGTAAAGACATATCTAACTTGACCACCTCGATTACCATCAAATTTAATTCTCTATTCCAATCCTTGATTCATTCTTTCCAGAATAGTATCTCTTTCTAACTGTGCCAAAGCAAATAGCCCTGTTAATATTCTGGAAATTCAAGAGTTAGATCCCAATGTTTAGCATGTTGTGATAGATCAACATTTTCAAAAAAGTTGTTAGCCTTATATCTCCGTATTTCCTCCATTTCTCGACGAACAAGCTGAGGCTGTCTTTTGAAATGGATATATTTAATAGCAATTTTCACAAGACTTTCAAAATACTCCCAAATTTCGTTTTCATCTTCTTTTGCAATTACAGGATTTCCATCTGCATCAGTTATTGAAAACATTCTACTGAAGGCATCTATTCGATCACATGGTAATCCGTGAAATATTTCACCTGCATTATCTAAGAAGAAACTACGATCCCGTGCTTTAATTTTTGTCCAGCAATGTTCTTCAAAAGGTATGGGATGTCCATTTTTGCCCAATTTGTTAGACCCTGAAATAAAAGTATTGATGACAGTAACATGATCTAATTTATATAATAAACATACTGTCAGTTTCACAACCTCTGGATTTATAATATTGTGACCCTTTGCATCTACTTCTGTTACAAGATCAAATATAAGTTCGCCTAACCCGACAAGATTGGTATGAAAACGTTCTTCAGGGGACGGTTTACCAGAATCCATTTTTCCTAACCATTTCTTTTCTTTAGCTATTTTTGCATTTGTATAAATGCAAAAATCCTAATAAAGAAGAATTGAAAAGTTATCGTTTTGATAGAAATTTTAAACTTTCATTCAAAAATTAAAGATGTTACCGCAGAAGGTACCACCACCACAGAAAAGGAGGAGCGAAGGGATGTTATCCAAGGATAATTTGGTAGATATCAGTAAAAGACTTAGTTCTCAAACAGTGCGCGAAGGACAGATCGAATTTGAAGCTAAATTTGGTTATTTTACTAACGGTGGGTCGCGATTTGTAAGTAGTGTGCCCTTTAAAAGATTTAATGCTTTAAAACAAAAATTAGCTGGGAAATTGCCAAGTAAACAACAACACATTACAGATTACATTACAGATAGCAGCATTCGAAAACAAGTTATTTCTGAAGAAGGAAAACCAGAAAAGGTTATTTGGCAGCGTAAAGAAAGATTAGAGGATTTTCCTTCTAGAAAGACTCGCAGAAATCAAAGTAAACGTGAGCAAGCAAGAAATAAGCAATTTTATGATTATGGGATTCGCATCTCTATTAGCGCTGAAACTGAAATTGCCCCGATTGTCGATTTTCGTCATAGTTATATTCGAGTGAAAGATCGTACATCTTTCTTCATAGAAGAATTTATACGTATCGATCTGACAACTGTAAAAGCTCATCCTGGAGATGGTCCAAAACACGAGTGTAAAGATAAGGATTCGTATGAAGTTGAAATCGAGTTGTTAAATTGGTATGGTGGAAATCTTGGCAAGAGGATTGTATCATTCAATTTTATGCTAGAAAAGGTATTTCAAAATTTGTATGATACTGTAAATCTCTTTACAGTGAATGAAAAACGTTCATTGGCTTATTTCATTAATAATAAACTTGGAGAAAAGCGTGGATCAGCATTACGTTTTGATATGGTTGCCCAAGCACGTAATCTCAAATATAGAGATATGGTGTGGGGTGGATTAGTCGGTAACGAAATGTCAAAAAATGGTAAAATAGTGCAGAATCGTTATAGTGTTACTCACAAAGCGGATGGAAAACGTAAGTTCTTGGCTGTTGATAAGACAGGAATTTGGTTGATTTTTCCTCCTCATGAATTTAATCTAGTATATCGTTTTACTAGAGAAAATCAAGACAATTCTTTGGATGGGCTCCTATTAGATGGAGAACTTGTACCTAACGATCCACAACATAGGAAATCAATGAATGATGCTCTAAGGATAAATGAAGATGTTGCTGGCATCCATTTCTTTGACGTGCGTGATAGGAAAAAACTGCGTCTTTTTCCTTCAGCCAAGTATTGGTTTCTAGTATTTGATGCATTGATGATTGATGGAAACAAATATGTACAAGATTTACCTCACTCTGAGCGAATGAACCGTGCTTACCAAGCTGTAAACCGACTCGAAGATGTAGCCGATAATGACCGACTTATGATTCATTTCAAAGCTTTCAAACAAATTGCTACACCTGAAGAGTTTTATATAGTAATGCAACGCATGTTTGGCGAAAAGAGTGCTCTTCCATATGCTGAGGATGGGTTTATTTTTATGTCTGAAATGGCAGCATACAATCCCATACGTCGAACTAACCGAGAACTCCTGCGAGAACGCGGCTACAAGCTAAAACTATCCGAACGAAGTCTTGTTAAACAAGCAGATATATGTAAATGGAAACCAATCGAGAGATTAACTATCGATTTCTGTATTGAGAAGAAACGAGATGGCACTATTAAATTATTGGCTATGAAAGGTATGGCTGAATATGTTCCGTTCACGGGTACAAAAAACAATCCTTTTGATGCTAGCACTATGGTAGATGTTGATCATCCCATGCTTAAATATTACCCTACAGGTTCTATCATCGAATTTAAGTGGGATTTTGACCGCCATATGTTTACACCACTTTTACCTCGACCAGACAAACAAAAACCTAATCGTCTTGAAATAGCTATTGATGATTGGAATGATATTCACAATCCTATCACACAGCAGGTACTCACGGGGAAAAATTTTACTCTGATGCGAAAATATCACAGTCGTATTAAGAGACAATTGTTTCAATCTGTATTAAACCGAGGAGCAGAATTTCTCTTGGATATCGGAAGTGGTCGCGGAGGAGACGTGAGTAAATGGCAAGGATTCACCAAAATTGTAGCTGTGGAACCTAATGGTGATCATATTAAAGAATTAGAACGGCGTATCGAGAAAAACGGTCTTACAGACCGTGTTAGAATTGTCCAAGCTGGTGGTGAAGATACTGAGGTGATCACTGCTGCGGTTAAAGAATTTATCGGAACGCGTGTACATATAGTATCTATGATGTTAAGTATGACCTTCTTTTGGAAGAATAAATCTACCCTTCGACGTTTAGTAAACACGGTCACGACGAATCTAGACGATGAAGGGGATATTATATTCATGACCATGGATGGAGATACTGTAGAAGAAGTGTTTGATCCTTTCTTTTACGCCATGAAAACGGGCAAACTCATCTTTCATCAAACTACTGGGGATAGAGGTTATGCCACTTTAGAACTTGAACCCCAAGAAGATGTGAAGATTGGTAATGGTAGAAAAGCCTTGGTATACATTCAAGATTCTATTGTAGGAAAAGTAGAAGTTCAGGAAACGTTAAAACCTAAGGGTAGACAATCTCCCACTGCAGAGGTTCGTTTTATAGGTATACCTATCATTAGATCCCGGAAGCTTAAAGAACAAGTTGAATTCACAGAAATTCCTATTCTTTTCTCTCAGGGGTATCAACCTCCAAAGAAAATTGTACCCCAAGAAGAGTATTTAGTACATCTCACTGATTTTGAAAGTATGTTAAGTGAAACTAGAAGTATTGTTGGTCAATCCGTATATCGTGCTGATCGTGAACCTTTCTTAACCGAAGCTGAGAAAGATTTTAGCTTGATGTATTCGTTTGGATCATATGACGTGACGGGAAGTAATCGATTCTCTTTTGAGCATGCATATTCGGAATGGAAAGTAATTAATGATATCATCCACCATTTTTATGTAAAGTATTCTCAATATGATGGGTATAAATTATTAAGTAGTTTTAGAACATTCCTTAGAGATTTGACCCAAGAAATTGGTGGTGTTTTTGAAGGAGCACCAGATAAGCCCAAATATATTGAGAATCTTGATGCATTTGAAGTAGATTTAAAAGCTTATGGTATATCACCAGAAGATGCTATGGCTATAAGAACTCACGTGGCATTAAAGATCAACGAGCATGTATCAGATCCTTATTTTTGGAAATTTGCTGATGAATATCATGTTCGAGAAATACCCGAAGAAAATGTTATCTATGTAGGTGAAGCATATTTCAAACTCCTTCCAGAAAGAATGGCTTATCTTAAAGATGTACTTAAAAACGACTTTGAAACTAAACGCTTAGGTAAAATTATGTCCATGTTGCTGAAAAATTTTACCAACATGCCACATGGTCTTGATATGTATGAACTGCCGAAACGTTTCGTTCAAAATGTAGCTGAAAAATGGCCCGAGAATTTTATCCTCGAAGCTAATGTAACACCGCTGACTACCCATATGCCTTTGCTAGAAAATGGGTATGCACAACAACAATTTACCTCATATTTCTATCCAGAGGATAAATACTTTGGATCTTTAGGACGAATTGAAGATGTTAAATTGTTTCAGAGTGATGAAGAACGATTTACAACAATTATTTCCTTTAATACTCCCTCTGGCTTCTCAGGGTTAAGTTTACAACAGAGCAAGTTGTTATTAAAAGCGTTAGCAGAAACATCTTCAGATAATTTCTTACGTGTGATTTACTTCATAGAAAAACGTGATGCTGAAGATGGCTTTGCTCGAGATATTGAAGCCTCTAATTATCTCGTTTACGATACGGATATAATGCTTAGAATACCATACCGTGTATATATTCTAGAATCTTCCCATAATCCTTCTGAAACATATGAAGAACTCTTTGAAGATTTAGAAATCGCAGACATAGAACAGCTGCTTACTAAAGAAGATAAACTTTTAGAACGATTACCTAGGGAAGCTTCTCTTCAGACAGAATTCCAATACTTTCCACGCGATGATGAAAAGGAATGTACAAATGTCCAATTGTTTTTGGATTATATATACAGATACACAGATTACGAAGACTATGTAAAAGATTTAGAAGCGTTTGAAGAACAGGAAACTAAGGATATAAGCTGCCTGAGTGAGAGAGATCTCATTATAGCAGCAGGATATCTAGAACCCCTACGAGCTCTTACTTTTGCAGCTTATCATGATCTACATGAGGTTATAGAGGAAGAATTAGGGGAGTATAAAGGACCAAAAGATAAATTACAATTCTCGTTTATGACTGCTATCAAATATGGGAATCTACAAGCAGTAAAAGTCTTTATGAAAGATAAACGCATTGATCCTTCACGTGAAGCTAGTGAGGCTATAATAAGAGCTAGCTCTTATGGTCATATTGATATCGTTAAACTATTACTAAAAGACGGGCGAGCAGATCCAGGAGCGATAAATAATGCAGCGATAGAATATGCCAGTAAAAATGGGCACACTGATGTAGTAAGACTTCTACTTGAAGACCCAAGAGTGAATCCAAGAAATAATGCATTAATATATGCAATAGAATTTGGACGTCCAGAAATAGTACAGATACTATTAGAGGATGGAAGGATAGATCCTCGAGATAGAGACTTTAAGGCCATGCGCGAAGCAGCTAAAGAACATCCATATCATGGATATAACGTAGACATTGTCAAAATGTTACTAGCGGATCCAAGAGTTGATCCAACACAACAGGGAGGTGGCGCCTACGAACCACCATTATATTATGTCAAAGACTCTGGAATTGAAATAGCTAGATTATTACTTGAAGATGAAAGAGTTCGAAACGATAAGATCACACTTAAAAATATCTACGAAAAAATTAAGGATAAGGAAAGTCAAAAAGCTGTTGCGGATATTATTCAGAAAATTATACTCTCCTAAGAACCTTATATATTTATACCCTAAATATATCAAGTCTATATTCCCATGTTAAAAACTTTCATGATGTTAAAAAAACAATGATGCATTGCGATCCAGATATAGGAATAGCTAGAGATCTGAATTGGGAAAAACATGGCTTCGAAGATTTCAAAATGGTAGCTATTGATACCATTGGCGACGGCAATTGTTATTTTCATGCTTTAGCCCATGCAATTTATGTACCCTATCGAACCCAATCCTTAAATGGGAAAACTGTAAGTAGAAGAACTATTGTACGCAATTTGAGAGATGGGCTAGCTAAACGTTTAGGAGAACCTGTAAATCCTCTATATCCGACTGGACCGTCGTTTTATAACAAATTAAGTCGAGGCAAATTGTACGAATTTGGTAAGGATGTACCTGAATATTCCTTTGAAGAAATGAAAAAGCGACTTAGATCAAGTAATGCTATAGGTTATGAATATAATGAGTTCATTTCAGATCAACTCGGTAAAGACATCTACATTTTAGACTCTGAAAAAGAAGATGTCTACATTATAGGTGATGATGATGATCTATATTACAAAAATCGTCCTTCTGTGGTATTGTTATATCTTCCAGGTCATTATGAATTGGTTGGTATTAAAGATAAAATGGGTAAGATACAAACCTATTTTTCAACAACAAATCCTTTTGTCCAATTTTTACAAGCAAGAATGACTGAAGCAAGGCTTAAAAATTAACCAATATCTCACTATCTATGTGAGAGAGTAAAAGTGCTAAAGTTATTAAGGATACCTGGAGCCCTTATTCGGTCTCTGAAAATATGAATATTTGTTAGTATAACAAATATTTTAGCTGGAAAGTTAATATTTGCCATTTTATCATTAACTTTTTCCACTAACACCGCTTAAAAATGATTTTCTCTTCTATATTAATAAGCTAAAATTATGGAACCTTTCCTTCGTTGTATACAAAATCCGGAACATTCTATATGTACCTATAACTCCCCAATACTTGATAGGACTATACAAGAAAGAAGAGAATCTGAAGTACGAAAAGCCGTCAGAGATTTCGCAACTGCTGCTGGTACACTAGAATGTTTTTCTTCCATGTTTTTAGATTATCATGGATCTCAAGAACACTATAAATGTGTTTATACTAAAGAAAAGCGTCCCAACACCTAATAATCTTGAGATTTAACAATGTATATTTTATTATCACTAACTTGTAAACATCTACAAGTTAGAGTTAAATATGTGCTCCGACTCTGGAAAATATCATCTACTTGATCGTGAATTCTCTAAGCGAACCCGGAAAGATAAGAGAGGTTTTCGCAGTTCTGGTAAGTAATGTTATGTTATCAAAAAATTGATTTTTACGTGATGTTATTGATTGATAATATCATGGCGATGTGCAGTATTGATATTTCCGACAAAGTACCTTTTTTGCATTTATGCGAACTTTTTGAACGTATGAGTGTATCCAAGAGTGCTAAATCAAGGAAAGTTCTCTTACATAAGCTTGTAGATCAATATGTTGGTCTAACTAAAAACTATTATCCTATATTAAGATTAATGGCCCCAGAAGCTGATCTTAAGCGGGTGTATAGTATCCGAGAGAAAACATTGGCAACAATTATCTTGGAAACCTATAGTATTGCCGAGAAGAGCGAAGATGGTAAGCGATTGCTAAAATGGAAAGAAGGTGAAGGCAATCTACCTGCTATCATCTATAGTTTAGCATTAGCTCGCTCTACAGCAAAGTCGAGATGGACTATCCAAGATGTGAATACATTTTTGGATGAATTAGCGTTGAATAAAGGCATGGATAGTAAAAAGCGCGTTTTTAGGCAAGTTGTTTCCAAACTTCATGCACGCGAAGTGAAATGGCTGTGTAAAATCATTCTCAAGAAATTAAGATACGGCACTTCTTTGCCAGTCTTACTTGAAGCTTTTTGTCCCAGAAGCTCAGAGTTGTTTGCCTTTCAAGCAGATTTGCAGCATGTATGCAAAGCTATTGAAGACCCAACATTTAACATTGAGGAGGCAATGGAATTGAAATTGTTTATACCTTTTCAACCCATGCTATCCTCGCGGCGCAAACCGCTGGATATTCCCAATACTATGGATCCACCTTACTTTGTAGAAACTAAATACGATGGTGAGCGTGTCCTAATTCATATTCAAAAGAAGAAAACTAGGATCTTCTCTAGGTATCTGCAAGATTCCACATCGTTATACAGCAATCTCATCCGAGAAGTCAGACGTTCTCTAAATAAGACAGTTAAAAGCTGTATTTTGGACGGAGAACTCTTAGTATGGGATGAAGAAAAACACGCCATTGAACCCTTTGGAGGAGCTCGAGCTGTTGCAACTGCGGGGATTAAGGAAGATAGCAAACACTTTTTCCTTAAAATATTCGATGTATTACATTATAACAGCAACAATCTTCTAGACCACGCATTATACGAGCGTAAGGAGATATTGCACAACATCATCACGGAAATTCCTACGCATGTAGAAATCGTCAAACATATCGAATGCAATAAGATCGAAGAAGTTGTGTACTTGTTCCGAAAAGCTGCTGCTGCAAAAGAAGAAGGAGTTGTAGTTAAAAATCCACGAAGTCCTTATCTTCCTAATGTTCGAAATAACAAGGCTTGGGTGAAGCTCAAGCCTGACTTTGTGTCTAATATCGCTTCTGATTTAGACGTATTGATATTGGGAGGCTATTATGGAGAAGGAGTAAAAGCGGGCGGGAAGTTATACAGTTATCTTGTTGGTGTACAAAACAACGATGGTACAGAATACTATCCCGTAGGAAAAGTGGCTACAGGAATTAGTGAAAGAGAACGAGATTATCTTTTGGAAGAACTCGAAGACGATTGGGTTGCTGAATGCCCCGTGAATGTAATCCCGGGTTCAGATGTTCCTGACATGTGGATTGATCCTGAAGATTCACGAGTGTTGGAAGTTCGGGCAATGCAAATCATTCCTTGTGATAAGAGACTTGTAGGTGTAACTTTTCGCTGTCCACGCATTGAAAAAATACGTTATGACAAAGATCCTGAAGGTATTATCACGCTTGAAAGGTTGCAGAATCTTATCCGTGAAGCACCAGAAATGAAAGAGAGCGGTATGAGGTCCAAACCTTCTCCGCCTCGCAGGGCAAAAGTCTATACTCCTTTAACGCTACCCACAGATACATCTCGCGTTGAAACGATTTCTGATCTTTTTCAAGGCAAGGTGTTTTATATTTGTGGACATGCGTGGGAAAAGGACAAACGTAAAGAGTTGGAGACGATAATTCATAAATATGGTGGTATCTTCCATCAAAACTACGGACCTCAAGTTACACATATCGTTGCTGAAAAGTCTACAGTTCAACTCAAGCGACTTATAGAGGAAGCTGCACGAAGATGTCAACTCACAAAGAAATCTATAGATTATGAGAAGCTTAGAGTCTGTGATCTTAAGGTTCATTTAAAAGAAAGAAGACTCAAGACGACAGGTCGAAAACTGGATTTGATCGAACGTTTACAACACTATGATACGTCAGTAAAACCATTATATGTTGTGAAAGTAGATTGGTTGACGCAAAGCATCGAACAAGAAACATGTTTGGAAGTAAAAGAAGACAACTGTTGGTGAAATAAATCTAATAATTATACTTATTTATATTAAATAAGTATTTGCTTATAAACGTGCCTTTTCAAAACCCGAAGCTATAATATCACGTAAAGAAATAAGTTTCAACGCCAAAGCTATATTCCCTGTAATTTTGATTTTTCCTTTCAAAAAAGCTAGTTGTGGATTTATTTCTTCTTTTAGTAGTTCTTGCAAAGTAGATATATCTAAACGTATAGTCAAATCTGGGGAAGCATTTTTAATATCCACATTCTTAGCATCTACAATACATCTAACAGATCTTTCTTCACTAATATCCACATTCCACTCCAAAACAGCATCAAATCCATTTCTCAACTCTTCTATAAGAGAAAGAATTTCTGCAGATTGTGGGAACTCTACACTTATTTTATTTACCATACCATTTAGATATTCCTTACTAGACACACGGTATAGTCGCATACATTCTTCCGTACTCTCTAAAATCCACGTTTCTTTTCCTAAAAATTGGAATCTGCAAGTTTCGTTTTTCTGTAGAAATCTACGTGGATCTATTGAAGCAATGATATTTAATAGAGTCATCTGGAAAACAAGTGCGAGTATTTCAAATTTTTATTCTTGACTTCATCTTTTATACGTAGACATATTGAACTAACAAAGAATTAAGTTTATAAACCTATGTTATACAGAATAGCAAGTCCATGGAGAATTTCAACCCTACAACAACGAGTATGTTATTCGCAAGTTATCTCATTATACATAATCAAGAAGACTCTGGAGATCTATATTTCTAATAGGTATAAGAAATATAATATATTTCTTATTATATTTACGGTTGAAGGTTGCTATAAACAACATAATAATGTCTTGATTAATTCCAAATGGACGTCACCGTTGAAGATCAAGATATGTATGATGCTATTCAGCTGAGTTTGTTTGATTATAATACACAAAAACTAGAAAATTATCACAAAAGAAGTCTTCAACAGAAACTTGAAGATATGGAAAAATTATTTACACAACCATTATGGATTATTGAAGATAGAATTCTTATGAATCATGAGGATAGAGCTAAGTACCTTATGACTATGCGACAAGAAGCTAGACGTGATTTTGAAAAGAATATTGTTTCACAAGAATCCAAGAAAATATATCAAGTTCCAGAATAATTTGTATGCTAGCATACAAATTAATATTATTCGAGTTTTATGTCTTTGATGTATAGGATAAGTTTTCCATAACATCCGATAGGACTAACAATCTTTAGTGGATTACCTTCTTCTAAGAAGAATTTGATTACACCAGTCGGAGAAAGATTGTTGAATTTTGTCATAGCACGAATCGTTTTACCATTTACACGTACTCTACAAATTTCTCCAGGCATAGCTATGTTTAGTTTAGGCTTGGAAGATATACCATTTTTACTTCCAAAAGAGTATTTATTACTTGTCGCCATCAATGGTCGCATATCATGTATTTTACCATAGGTTTCTACACCACGCACTGCTCCCGATTCTACTCCTTGGAACATAATACCTTCTTCAAAGCCAATAACATTGGTAAATGTACATTTTAATGACGAGAAATCAGCACATATCTTAGAAAATTCTGTTGAAGCGGACCGTGCATTGGGTGTCTTTCTTTCATATTTGATATCTGCAAAGTCGTTTACTTCCACTTCTATGATAGACACGATTCTCAACCCAAGTCCGTTATCTGATTTTGATCCCGCATGAATTACTTGAATATAAATTTTAGGATTCTCTTCTTTCTTAGTATAAAGCTTGATTGCATCCTTCTTTCCAACCATTTTTGTAGCTTTCTGCATTTCTAATGTAATAAAACCACAAGCTAATGCCTCTATAAGTTCACCATCATCGTTATAAGCATTATATTGGTATTCCGTTAGATCATCAGTTTTAATTTTACAGTCTGCAAGAATAGTATCTGATGCATCTGCTTCTTTAATAGAAATTCCATCAGGAGTAAAAATTAGATTGGCACGCGTGCAAGTTTGACGAAAGAAACCAAGCACGTTACGGAAGGAGTATCCGTCTGTGAAATAAGCAACAATCAAAGGTGGGTCTTCATGCGTTGTTCTGTGCATTATTTTACATCGTGATAGATTACTTTTATAGAGATCGCCTCTATAAAAATATTTGTGTTTATGTGTCTTTTTTCTTGGATCGACTTAGTGACAACAGGAAAAATAAAAATCCGAAAATTACTATCACTACCACAGCAGATACAGATATTAATATAATGAATTGCCTATTATTATCATCAGTAGATTTAACACAAATACCACTCGTACAAATCTCTTTTCCGGGACAATCCAGATTACTGTTACATCCTGTAGTGCCAGTACGTGAAACACACTTACCATCTACACATCTTTCGTTATCAGGGCAGCCTTTATCTCCTGTACATCCCACAGGAGTGGTTCCAGTACATCCCATAGATCCACCTACAACACTAAGAACGGCTTGTGAAGCGTTTTGTCGCTTAACAACACTGTAAATGCTAGTAGTAGGATTAATAGTAGGTATCCCACAAAATTCTACGGCTTTAAATGGTATTTGACAATCGGTAAAATTAAAACACCTCAAATCAGATTCTTGAGGTTTGTTACGACATACAGAAAAATTTAATCTTGGTACATTATCTCCTACACCAATATTATACGAGGCATCAATTTGCAACGTTACATCTGATCTACAACAATTATTAATACATGATGCAGATCCGCGAATAAGTACCGTTTCGCAAATGTCAATTGTATTGGGGGGTGGAGAAACCCATCCTACCGTAAATGGTGGAGGAAGCCATGGCGGTCCGTCCCTTAATGTAATTTCTTCACTTACTTCATCAGATGATTCATTAATTTTTAGATTGATATCTGTATTCTTACTTACAAGATGAAGTTTCTTATCTGTATTATTAATGATGTAAATGTCGATAATAGACCATTGCCACTGACAGTTTTTCTTTGGATCATTACCTCCTGGAAATTTTTGTATTGGGCATATACAATTATCAAGATTTTTAGAACAGAAAAGTATTTGTCCAGATGAAGGAATACAAGTTCCAGCATTTCCCGCACCTCCGTATTCCACCCCATTTCCATATTCCCCTTTTGCACATATACCTTCGCTAGTAGCCGGTTCACAATCTTTAAAAAATCCTTTAGGAAATGGCGCTATTTTATTTGATTCTAGCATTTATATTCAAATGGTAAAATCTAATAATCTCTTGGATATTTCAACAATCTCTTAAATTTTCAAAGTGGTTTTGAAAATGTTAATACATTTCCTTCTGATTACTATTGTAGTTTTAGTTTTTATCTTATATCCATATTTATACACGCCATCTAGTAAGAACGAGTATGAGTATCATCTCCCCAGAAAGAAAGACATAATCCAAGAAAAACAGCAAGAATTGGAGAAAATGGTATTAATTGTCGTGAATCATATACAATTACATCGTGCTTTTTCAGCTATCGAAAGTTCATCAAAAACAGCATCTCTTCCATTTATTTTACCTTCTTATTCTCTCATTGCATCTGAAACGGCAACATATATAGAGGAACCATCCATCATCTATATGGTATTTTGCGACGAAGGTGGTAATCTCTACGAAGATAATACTCTAAGATACGTGATGTTACGTGCAATTGCGCAGATTATGACTAAAAATGAGTGGAATGCAGTTCAAGAAGTGGAAGATGTATTAATAAATACAGCAATTAAATTGGATTATTATAATCCCGACTTACTAGACGAAACCTATCCATGTAGATTTTAATTTTCTGTTTCAAATAAATGATTTTTTATCTACATCTTTTCAGCCGAAAAGTATTTTACATAAACTTTAACTAAAAGAAACATGGTTGTTTCAGGATATGTGGCACTAAAACTTCAAAATTTAAAACTGCTCTACTATGCGGACTGGACAAACACACGACGAAAGTACTATTTGTCTCGATTAGCAAGTAATACTATTTCCGATTTAAGACGCATTTTTAATGGACGAACTACAGTACTCCTTGTGAATCAACATAAAATGTTAGATGTATTGGAAAGTGTGTTAGGTCCTTTAAATACATCTAAATGCATTGATGTTAAAAATACTGGGACGGCTTCAAAGGTGCTTGCTGATTTTATGCTTGAACACAAGAAAAAGAAAAGCTATTACAATTATCAACGTGATCATTGGTTATCGATCATTTCAGTAATCAACATTTATCTAATGTTGAATAGTGAGGTGTCCAAGTCAAAAATTCTCAAAATCATTGAACGTGAATTGGCAAAATATAATCGAGATATAACATCTCAAGTATTACTTCAAAAATTTATAAATATGGGTTTGTACAACATCAAATCTGTGTATATTCCTCGTGGTGAAGAATTTTACAAAGAAGAGATAATATCATTCCCAGATAATAGAATAGATCTGACTTTAGGGTGAAAAAGAAACACTTTAGAGGATTGGATTCGTTCTTCTGGTTGCTTTAGACCAGAAATTAATTGTTCTTTCGAGAGAACAATTAATCCTCTCGTTTCATCTCCGGGCATATTTCTTTCTTTGAACTCTTGCATCTTTTTAGTAAAAGGAAAATCGTTACTATACTGAACAAAGAATAATACACCCTTTTCCGTTTCATGATATCCTGTTTCACCAACAATATATGGCGCTTTAATTAGGTTTCCCCTCTTTATTGTTCCCATAATCCCAAAAGTTTCTTCCTGAAATTCACGGAGAGCTATTCCGTAAACATCTTTGTCAAAATCTTCCCTAGTACCACCAAAATCAGAAATACTCGCAATGCCTTCATCCAATCCAAAGATAAAAAGCACTGTTTTTTCGTTTTTCATATAAGGAATAACGCCAGCCCTTCGGATAGTTTTGTCTTGCAGTTCATACGGCAATTGGGGTTCGTTTACTATCGAGTGAGATACGAGACTTTCGTCTATAGAAGATACGGTATTCATAATAAAGTATACAAGTGATTTAATTATTCCAAACCGAATATACTCAATCATTTTTTCTACTATGAATAGCTAATTTGTAGTAACTTTAATTCCAATATCTCTCTAAAAAATATTGGTGCTGAAAAAGTAAGGAATGGCTGATGTGAAAAAACTTGTGGATCCAAAATCATTTGGTCCGGGAGCGTGGTTAATAATCCATATTTTGGCTTATAACGCGAAAAGGGACGAAGCGAAACGAGATTTTGAAGCTGCAATGCATAAAATTTGTTCTGGATTAAAATGTAAAAACTGTAAAGTTCATTGTGGGGAATATTTGAAAAATCACCCTATACAAGATTATTGGCACGTCAAAAATAAGAATGGTGTGGATATAGGGATGTTTAAATGGTCTTGGACTTTTCATAATGCAGTAAACCAGCGTTTAGGTAAAGAAATTATGGATTTCGACACTGCATATCATCTCTATTCAGAAGATTCAGATATGGTATGTACCAAAGACTGTGGAGGTGAATCTCATTCACCCAGACTGCCAAGACACGGTGATAGTCATACGCATCAATCCCATCATGCGCATCAATCCCATCATGCGCATCAATCCCATCATGCGCATCAATCCC